CCCTTTGGCTATTAGCCTTTATGTTCTAGGTTTAAATAGTGTTGGTCAATTAGAACCGCCTTCACCAGCAATTCTACAGAATATACAAACATATTTGAAAGATTATAGAATGCTAACCGACGCTGTTAATATTAAGCCAGGTTACATTATCAATATAGGCTGTAATTTCGATGTTGTTATTAGACCAAATTACACCAGCCAAGACGTTATCGCAAGATCAATTTTAGCCTTACAAGACTTCTTTAATATAGACAATTGGCAAATTAATCAGCCTATTATTTTAGGTGACGTTTACACAATACTAGATCAAGTAGAAGGTGTACAAACTGTTAAAACAGTACAAATAGTAAACAAATCAGGAATTGCTGATGGCTATTCTAAATACTCCTATGATATATCAGGAGGTACACTAAATGGAGTAATTTACCCTTCACTTGACCCGTCTATATTTGAAGTTAAGTATTTAAACCAAGACATACAAGGTAGAGTAGTAACAATATAAAAGTAGAAAAATGGCCGTTTATAAAATATTTGCTTCCGCTGATGCTTCTTTATATTCTAAAGAGCCTGCTAGAAATACAGGTCTTGATGAAATATTAGAGGTAACAGTTAAAAATAATGAAAGCCCACTAAATTACTTTGTGGACTCAGTTCCTACTGAACCTCTACTACAAGATGATTTAAGAAGATCTCTTGTATTATTTAGCAACACAGATTTAGACAAAATAAAAACATTTACAACTGGTTCGTGGAAGACTAATTTAAGATTATTTTTAGCTAATGCAGAAAATTTAACTACTACATATAATTTAGAAATAGCGGCAGTTTCATCTTCTTGGTCAATGGGGACTGGTAAATTAGCAGATAATCCTCAAACAAGAAATGGAGTTTGTTGGTATACCACATCATCTTTTGTTAGTGCTTCTAATAACTGGCCTGGCGCATCTTTTTATTTAACTCCTGGAGGAGGTAACTGGACTGGTTCTTTTGTAAGCCAATCTTTTGATTATAAAGCAAATAAAGATATTGATGTTGATGTAACTTCTATTGTTAATAATTGGTTTAGTGGATCATTGAATGCAGGGTTTATTGTTAAACACCCTCAAGCTATAGAAAATAATCCTAATAGTTATATTGCTCTTAGCTTCTTCTCAGTAGACACACATACTATCTATCCTCCTACAATTGAAATGAAGTGGGATGATAGTTCATTTGTTACTGGAAGCTTGAGTGTAATTAATAACTCAAACACAGTTATAACTCTAGCTAATAATACTGATACCTACAAGTATGGTACAGATAGATATAAGTTTAGAATTAACGCTAGAGACAAATATCCAGTTAGGGTATTCACAACATCTTCTTTATATACAACAAATAAAGCACTTCCTGCTACTTCTTATTGGGCACTTCAAGATGCCAAGTCAGAAGACATGGTAGTAAACTTTGACAATTCATACACAAAGATTAGTTGTGACGCAACTAGTAGTTATTTTAACATGTATATGAATGGTCTAGAACCAGAAAGATATTATAAGGTATTAATCAAAACCACTTTAGCAGACGGAGAGTCTTTTGAAGTAGATAACAACCTTATTTTTAAAGTAGTTAGATAATGGCAAATGTAGATCTAGTTAAAGAGGTATATGGTATAAACACATATACAAAAGCTGTTGATACAGAATTTGAAGAGTTACTACAACCAGTAGTTGTAGAAACTACTCCTACAGTTACAGTAGACCAGTTTTTTGAATATTATCAAGATCTATTCTTTGAAATTCCTGTATCTGGATCAATCAACTCTCACACCTATCTTGTTGAACAAAGCCAGCAATATATTGGTGGATCAGTTATCGACGCAGAAAAGCAAGCACTCATAGAAGAAATTAACTCACTTCGTCAACAATTATTAGATTTGAATCAATCGTTTACAGATATTAATAGCTTAACGTAATGGAATTAGTTAACATAATATATTCTGGTGAAGGTAAACAGCCTGTTGAATTAACTCCATTAGATCAACAGTTAGTAACGTCTAATTTTATCAACTCCACTTTTGGAGCAGGCGGTGACTATATAGAACTGTACATATATGATCAACAAGGAACTCTTATAGATGTTGACTATGATGCATTTGACTATTATCCGTTTCTATTAAATAATCCACAAAATAACACGTATTCTGCTCTTACTTTAGAGCCAGAAAAAGATTTACGTAACCGTGGTTATAATAGAGGTAATTTAACGATTCAATATAACTTCTACAAAAAGTTATTTAACTCTCAGTTTGGTACACGATATTGGATAAAAGAAATATCACAAACCAGACGTGAAATTAAACTTGCATCTCAAGTATTATCAGATGAAGTTATAAGAGACGGATTTACTCAATATCAAGCTTATATAGGAACAAAGAACTACTATCCAATATTCTATTTGAATTTTGGAAACAATATAGTTCTAACTGCAAATAATGTTGCATTAACAGAAGATGAAGAAGGTGCATATCTTGTAATAAGATTGTATGAACCTCTTCCTACTGAATTTGACATAAAAAGTCAGTTGTGGATTGTAGATAGAGTTGCAGAATCTGTTAGCTTTAATGTAGATATTCAAGTAGAAACTGACGCACAGCAGGATATTAACTCTCTTAGAGGTCCTAACTTCAATGTTAATATTAATACAAAGAATGGTCAAACTACACCTTACTACAACTATACTAATTTAATAGCAAGCCCAGTAACATCTTCTTTTCAAAAGTTATTGAGCTACTATCAAGATAGATCTGTTGAGATTAATGTAGACTATTCTGATTTTACTAACTTTATACATTTTTCTAATGCAGAAGAAAGGGTTAGAAATTTTGTCTACAAACTACAACTAATAGAAACTAGTAGTGCAGAACTAGCTAGTCAAAGAGCAATTATTGGAGGAGCAGGAAGTGCTACTATTTTAACTTCTAGCATCAATGCTACTCAAACATATATAGATAATATTATTAGGAATTTTGATACATACGAGTACTTCTTGTATTTTAATTCCTCTAGTTGGGCATGGCCAAAAAGTACAACTACACAGCCTTTTGCTTTGTATTCTGTATCTTCATCTCAGGCTTCTAACTTTTTAGGAACCACAACAACTGTTCCAACTGCAACTACTCAATCGTTATTGTTCAGTGCTTCTTATTATGATACTACTAATAAAGATGCACTTCGTAATTTTGTCCCTCAATATCTACTAGACGATTCAAGTAACCAACCATACATCACTTTTGTTGATATGATTGGTCAACACTTCGATAATATTTGGATCTACTATAAAGATGTTTCTAACAGGTATAACAACACAAATAACCCTGATACCGGTATATCATTGGACCTCGTCTCTGACGCATTACGCGGCTTTGGCATGCAGTTATATACAAACACTAACGTATCAGATAACCTTTATTATACCTTGTTTGGTATCAATGAAGATGGATCATTACTTCCTCCAACAGGGTCAGAGATCATCACTAACTATGTCACTTCTAGTTTAGCCACTCTTCCTGCAGCTACTATACAAGAAGAGTTATATAAAAGGCTTTACCACAACCTGCCTTACTTACTAAAAACAAAAGGTACAGAAAGAGGAGTTAAAGCTTTGATTGCTACTTTTGGTATACCAGAAAGTATATTAACTGTTCGTGAGTTTGGAGGAAACCCAATCAGCACAGTAGATGGTGTTTTAGATCTTAGCACATCTGATTACAAAATATCAATTGTCACAGGATCAGGAGGAAATGTAACAGGTAGTCTAGAACTATCATCGTCTCTTCTATCTCCATACACAACACTACAATATTATACTGGAAGTAATAGATTAAACAGCACAAATGTTGAAATAGGATTTTCTCCAGCAGATGTAATTAATGCTAACATTACTTCGTCTCAAGGATATTTTGATATTAATCAATTGATAGGATCTCCTGGTTATTTATACTCATCTTCTTATGAGCCTCTTGTTAGTGCTAGCAACCTTTACTTTGCAAGCTATACTGAACCTAATAGCATTTGGGAGTACGTAAGACTGTTGAAGTTCTACAATAACTCTCTATTTAAAATAATTAAAGATTTTGTACCTGCTAGAGCAAATGTATCTACAGGTATTATCATCAAGTCACACTTATACGAAAGAAATAAGTATGCTCGCCATGAGCCTAGTGCTAGTTTTAATGACTATTCACAGTCTATTGACATGGTACGTATTAGTGGCAGTGATGGAGGAGCAATATCTGGTTCTACTTATTGGGATGGTTTTGTAACCACTCCTTTAGGAATGGCATCATATACTAGTTCACAAAATGTAGAATTATATAACGGTGAATTTAGTGGCTCTGAAGTAGTAATAACAGACGGTCAAGCATTTGACCAAGATGAAATATCCAGTTTACCTGGAACAGGTTCAGGTTTTATCGAGGTTAACTTAGGAGCTTTATATCAAAATGTAACATCTTCTGTAAGGTCTGTTGACTTATTTGATCTTGATTACAATTCTAATCAATTAATCCCGGTTAACTATGGCATAGTAACTGCATCAATGAATGCAGCTCAAACAAATAACTACGCTACATATACAAACCCTAATAGTCCATACGCTCAAGTGCAAGACTATAACTATAATCTAGAAAGGTCAGTTATACCAAGATACAAAGGGTCAAAAACAATCAGTGCAGAATATAATACAGAAAGCCCATTAAATGTATCTTATGGTGATACTGCTGCTATTGATAAAATCAAATATCAATATGCATATCTTGTAGACATTTATTCTGGATCGATGTTCTTACCTAACAGATCAAATGCCCAGATAAAATATATCATAGACAACGATCAAAATGTACTTGACTTAACTAAAGCAAACAAAAATCTTTTTACTGTACAAAATGTCTTTAAGTCACAAGAAACCACTAACATATCTTTATTCGATTATGATGAATCTAACCCATATACACAACAGTTAGCTAATAATCCAGACCTTGAAATATATGAAGGCGGTTGGAGATATCTTCCTATCCTACATAATTTAAGTGGTTCTAGCAATGCTCAAGTGTTTACACTAAGAGTTCCTGAAAGAACAGAAATTAGTCAAGGTTCTAACGTGTCTCCTACATCACCTTTTTTAGATCCTGCAAACTGGTCACTTTCTTGGTGGGTAGAAGAAACTCAAACAGAGGCAGGAGTAAGATGCAGTGGAACTAGTGATTTTAAATTTTACATCTCAGCTTCTTATGGAGGTCCTGCAGGAACAAATCCAGGTGTTATACTTACTGTAACAGGTCAATTACGCCCAGATTTTGGAGATTGCGGAGGTAGTGAAACAATCACTATATCTGTAACATCAGGACAAAATTCTGGGGTTTCTGCTCAATATTCATATGATTTAATAGGTTGGTCAAATACAGGAAATGGAAGTGGAGGAAGTGGCTATGGAGGATCTCACTGGCCTGATACATCAGGTTGTTCTGGTCCTTTTCCAAATTGTAACATATCTATAGATTCAATAGCTACAATTAGTCCTGGTGGAGGTGGATCTGGTGGTGGAGGTTCAACTACATTTACATACTACCAAACTGAATTTAGTAGTTCTCAAGCATGTTTGTATTTCTTATCACAGTCTAATGAAGTAATATTTAATTCAACTATGTCCTATTATTATAATAGTACATTAGGACCATTTACATATCAGTCAACATCAGATCCTTACTGGATAGGTTCATCACTTCCTCCAG